AAAGCCAGACAGCTATGGTGCATTATACCGTCACCGATCTTTCGCTGGCTCATCATCCGGCTGATATTGAGAAGATTGTCCAAGCTGTTTCGACATAATCAAACAGCGGCGCGAATGGTGACTGTGAAGCATAAGGCTGGCGATTTGCCAGCCTTTTTCTTGGTAGTCATAAAGTTCATCATGCCCGACATATCGGCAGGCTATCCTTCTAAACGCCAAACCCGCCATCCTTTTTCGTTTCGCATATAACGCTTTGCAACTTTAGCGCCGATATGAATTAGCGCATAACGCAAAGACATTGCAGGCGTTTCTTGCTTAAAAAGCACACTGTCACCGACTTGCATCCGCATTGCTTGGCCTTTCCAGTAACCAACTTCCGGCGGCAATTCGATACCGCTTTCGATAGTTAAATCGGCTTCTTTTGCTTGCAGGCTTTCCATTACAAGTCCTCCCAACTTATAGGCTTGCGGCGCTTGTCAAAGCAGACATGGCCGCACAAAAACTCTTTTGCTCCATTCACTAGCCATCCATTATCATCAAGCTGCACCATGCGTCCGCATTGGACACACTTAGCCTCGCGGCTAATGTGGCGACTAGCCCTTTTCTTTTTCACGCATCGCCTCATCTGCGCGCCGCAAAAACTCAAGACCCATCTGATACATCTGACGCGGTTCCATCTGCTTTTGCGCTTGGTTTGTGCCAATGACCATCAAACACCCTTCGCTGTTTGGTATTATCAGCAAAGGGTGTTCTGGACGTTCTGACACGCTAGAAAGGGATTTCATCGGCCAATGGCGCCGCTGCGGCTGGCGCTGCGGCTTGTGCCGGTGCGTCTGATTTTGGCGGGGCTAGTTTAAGCTTTCCAGCTTTCCAGCTATCCGATTTATCGCGGAGATCGACATAATAGGTCTTTCCATCGACAACCAGCTTGCCGCGCCAATCGCTATGCCAATCTTCTTTTTTATTGGCAGCGTCATCGTTGAGGCTGATGGTTAAGTCATCAACCCCATATTTTATTTGTGGTCTATCGTCATTCATGCGCTTTGCTCCTTCGAAAGCTGTTGGACTAATTCACGTTTCTTCTCTGCGAAAATCTTTATGATTTGCTCGCTTGAAGGTTGTAAGAACCGGAACATCTGCTCAACGCCATCAAGCGTTTTAGCGGCGTTGACGGCGGTTGATGTGATCTGAACCGCTTCGTCATAACTGCCAGCGGCTTTGATTTTTGCTTGCAGTTTTTCAAGATATTCTTCGGCGGGTGTTTTTACTGTGCCGGCGTCTGAAAGCTTTTTCAGCGTTGGCTTAATGGTTGCGGCTGCTTCGTTAGCGGAGGGAGACACGCTTGGCGAAGCAGCCTGACCAGCCGGTGCGTCTGATGGCTGGAGAGCATTTCCATCATCGCTTCGCGCTGGCTTTGTTTTTGGTGGGTCTTTTATATCGCCATTAACTAGACCGTCATCATCTGTAACGCCAACGGCCAAGCCCAAAGCGGCATTAAGGCCATACCGGCGCGCATAGGTTGAGGCAGAGCCGACCTTCTGCGCGTTAGTCCAATCATCAACGGCTAAAGGCCAGTCTGACGGCGGTAACTGCTCGCCGCTTGTATGGAATATAATGGTGCGCAAAACTTGGCTGCCATCGGCCTGCGTTACGCCCTGCCACCATGAAAGCCCGAACTTTGTGGCTTCTTTAGCGGTATTGATAACCTCGCCGATATCAGCGTAGGAGCCGCGATTGCCTTTTGCGTTTTTTTCAAGCCCGCCCATCTGCATTTGGAACTTATTCAGCGCCGTTGCTATTTCCTTCATTTCAACACCTCTATGCGTTTTGATTTATTTTTTGCGACCCGAACTTTTATGCCTGCGCCGAAAGCTTCGGACGCATGACGCGGAACCATCTTTTTGATTTCTGCTTCAGCTTTTTTGCAAGTGGCAACGGCGCCGACTGTCTGAACCCATAATTCAGCCCATTGCTTCCAATGCGGATCGCCTTCCATTGAAACAGGGATGGTTTCTTCTGGCGGTACTGGCGCTTCGCTGATTGGCATTTCTGTCGGTGGCACACCCATTTCAACGCAGCCCATAAAATAGGTTGCAAGGCCGATCAATTCAGCCTGATAAAGCGGGTCTATTTTTATTTCGTGAAGGGTTGGCTCGCTGCCTGCCTTAATAATAGAAAGCAGTCCAAAAGGGCATTTTTTGCCGGTGTTTTCTTCCAGCAAATAGGCGTTCCAATGAAGTTGAGGACTATACTGTTTGCAAAGGCGGGGGATAACATCGCGCCATTCTTCGCCGGCCAAAGGCCTTCCCATAGTGAACTTGGCGTCTATGACCGCCTGCTTGCCCCGATATTTCGGAACAGAGCCGTCTAAAGTGCAGCGCATTATCTTGTGCTTTTTGCTGGTAAGAACGGCCTGACGGTTTACGATCTCAAAGCCGTGCTTTTGCTGACACCATTCGATGTTTAGTTCTTCTGTGATATGACCCATCAAAACAGGCCAGACCATCGACAGATCATCAGCTTCTATTTCGCCGCGCTTGCGCAGATAAAGCTGGTGGATGCGTTCAGCATTGCCGGACGCCAGCGTATTGATATCGCTGCCGCCGACCGTACTGAAGCGCTCACCTAATGACTTTTTGTCAAGCTGATACTTTGCAAAAAATGCGGGTGTTAAGTCGCAATCGGTGGGTTGTTTTTGCTCATCCATCCCACCTTTTTACTATTGCGAATAACTTATGTCAACAATTATGCGCATAATATGCGTTACAGGTCATATTTAACCATCACGATCTGATCGACACTTTCAATGTCGCGTCTAAACTCTAGCTCCTCTTGAGGCTCTAGGGTTTCAATTGCACAGCCCTCTTTATCAAGCGATGTTAGGATGCCCATAAAGCCCCTTCCGCTTTCGCGAACAATAACAAGCGAGCCGATTTTTGGTTCGATGCTAGGGTTTACGAAAGCCAGATCACCATTTGCGATTTTGGGGCTTAGTGCATCGCCAAAGCAGAAACACGCATAGGCACCATCGACAGCCGCCAAATCTGGCGGACAGTCCACTTTGCTCATCATTTGTTTGCTAAAGTTTAAGCCATCGCCATCTGGTGATGGGAAGCCATAAACCGGCAAGGTTTCAGCCGGTGCGATGCTGTTAATAACATCCGCGACATATTCTTCTGTGATTTGATCTTGCTCTACGCCAAACGCTTTGGCGAGGGCTGGTTGATGCGGCGTGATTTTACGCTTGCCGCTTTCTATTCTTGAATATTCTGCTTGGCCTATATTGAGGCTCTCAGCGATATCAGCTTGCCGCTTCCCAACCATAAGCCTCAAGCTTTTCAAATTGTTTTGATATTCCATTTTTCCATTCTTTCTTTCGTAAGGTAATAACATAACAAACCATCATTTCAAGCAAAGCGTTTGGCGGCGCACAATCCGTGCAATCTGTATCAAATTTGCAATAAGCGTTTTTTGTAAATATGCCTTCCATAATTAGCTCCTTTATCTTTTAGATGGATTGCGGACTTTAGCATATGTTTACTTTTATGCAACTAATAAGCGCGTAAAATAAAAATATGCCTATAGCGAGTTGACTTTGGCGCTCATGCGCATATTATGCCTGTTGGTAAACATAACAACAGGTGGCCTCTCAAAATGAAACTCAATCAATATCTGGTAGAAAACGCCATGTCGCAAAAAGAATTTGCGGCGCGTCTTGGCGTTTGTCAGGCAACTGTTCACAAATATCTTTATAAAAGCACCGTGCCAAGCGGTATGCGCATGATGCAAATCCATAAGATGACAAAAGGCGCGGTTTCAGTCCAAGACTGGATGACCATGCACGATGTTGACGCTGATGGGTAAGGCCAGCCGCGATAAAGGCGGGCGCTTTGAACGCGAACTTGTAAACACTGCAAAAGCGCATGGCCTTGAGGCTTATCGGGTTCCCCTTTCTGGCGCTGCCGCCGGCTTCAAAAATGACATCATTATAAAGCAAGGCCGGACAACGTGGGAAATTGAGGCCAAAAAGCGCGCAACCGGCTTTAAATTCATCTATGACAACATTGTTGGCGCCGACATTTTGGTGATTGGTGCAGACCGGCAAAAGCCATTAGCCGTGCTTGATTACGAAGATTTCTGCGATCTTTTAAATGGAGCGCTCAAATGAGGGAGCCGCCAAAAAATCCAGCCCGCAAGCATTTGGAAGAAGATATGGTTTCGCTTTTTCGCACTACTGGATGCGGAAATTATGCGTTAGGTATTCGGCGCATTGCAAAATGGTGCGGCATAACAGAAAAGCATGTCCGGTTCTGGTTTGATTACCAGCAACGGATTCCAGACCGCCGTTTCGATGAAGTACAAAAATGCTGTCATTATTTTTCTGGCAAGCGGGTTGAAATACGCATCTTAAATGAAGACCTTGCCATGCGGAAATGCCTGCGCTGCACAAACAGTTTTGAAAGCACCCATAAGGGAAACCGTATTTGCAACCAATGCAAAGGCCAACGAAACTTTCGTAAAGAAATCGGCGGGCTTGATGAATATAGGGTGGCAACATGATTGCCGTGACCCTTAACAGCTATGAACTGGCGCAAGCTGGCACGACTGGCTTGCTGCGCAACATTGCGGCGCTGAAACGCGGTTATAAAAACAAGAATGAAAACGCCAACTGGCAAAACCATGTTGAAGGCGCTTGCGGTGAAGTTGCCGTTGCCAAACTGCTTGGCAAATATTGGGGCGGCTCAATTAACACATTCAAAGAGGGTGGCGATCTTGACGCTACAGGTTGGGAAGTCAGGACACGATCAAGCCATCATTATGACCTAATTATCCGAAAAGATGACGCAGATGATCGGGTTTTTATTTTAGTGACCGGCAATGCGCCAAATTATCAGGTGCATGGCTGGATTTTAGCTGCCGATGGAAAGCAGCCCAAATGGCTCAAAGACTATGGAGGGCATGGAGACGCCTATTTTGTGCCGAAAGACGCATTGCGTAGATTAGGAGACTTAGATGAGCATAAGAGCAGTTAGTTGGGCTTTTGAACGAAAGCTGGATGACCCGATAGCAAAGCTGGTTTTAATTGGCATCTGCGACAGATTTAACCCTGATGTCGGCTATGCTTGGCCGTCAGTGCAATGGCTGGCAGACGTTGCCGATTGCAGCCATCGGACAGCCCAAAACAAAATCAAGCTGCTTGAGGAACTTGGTTTTGTGGTCAAAAGCTATGTTCGCGATGGCAATACCAACCTTGCCAACCGTTACCGTTTACCCTCGCTAGAGGGGGGTGCAAATCCTGCACGGGTGCAAGAGCTGGTGCATGAGGGGGGTGAAGCCTGCTTGCATGAGGGGGGTGAAGATAGCGTTCATCCAAACAATAGAAACGATAAAAACAATAAAGATATCTCCATTTCGTTTTCAAAGTGGTGGGATGAAGCCCCTAAAAAGATCGGCAAGAAAGCAGCCCTTCGCGCTTACAAGACAGCGCTAAAGGATACAGATGCAGATATGTTGCTGGAAGGCATCAAGGCCTATAGCGCAAAGGTTAAAAGCGAACAAACCGATGCAAAATACATTTGCCATCCGGTCACATGGTTAAATCAAGGGCGTTGGGAAGATGTTGAACTAGCTACAACCCCAAAGCACGAAAACTTCGGTATCAGCCAACGCTGGTTCCCATCAACGAAAAATGAGTTTTTGTCCAAATATAACGCGATGCCAAATTACTACGAAAAAAGCCGGCCAGACATAATCGCGCTGGCGCTAAAAGAAGGATGGTTTGATGCCTGATAACGATGTGCTTTTGCCGACACCTGAGTTTTTAGCGAAACATTCGATAGAGGAGATCGAAACCAGACAGGCCGGCAAAAAGCGTATCCGCGTCACTGACCAGCTTTGGATTGATTATTACCTAAAGCATAAGCACATCCAGCCCTACCAATATGCAGCCGCCACAAGGCTGTTGGCGCTATACCGCGCCGCTGGCCGTGCGCAAAAGATGACTGGCAGTATGGAAGGGATGCCAAAAGGCGGCGGTGGCGAAATGACAGAGCGCGCATCCGATGCCTTTGCTGACTTTAACAAGATAGCGCGGCGCATGGGCAGGGAAAGCTATAGCTGCGTGGAAGAAGTTGTGCTGCATGATAGAAGCGCTGCTGATTGGGCTAGACAAAAAGGGCGCAACCCAAAGGCTGCGCCGGAGATATTAAGGCTTTGTCTTGATGATTTAGACGATGCGTTCACAAAAATTCACAGCCGATAGTTTTGGGGTCAAGTTAATTCACACCCCATTCGCCTATGACTTGGCTTTAAACCTTTCGCCGGCTGTCTTTAGCAAGTTTTCTGCATAACGCGCATTTTCGTTGCTGTCTTGCTTATGTATTTCATCAACCTGTTTTCTGATGTTGTTAGCTAAACCCCATCGAGTGCCACCATTCAGCGCATGTCTGACCAATTCTTTTTGGTCAAGGCGTTCCAATATGGTTTTATCCTTACCTTTATAATCAGCATATCCAGCTTCGATATCGCAGATGCCGTCAACCCATGCGGCGCCAAGTTTGTCAGCGTCATCGGCTAATGGCTGAACCTTGTCGATAAGATCGCGGGCTTCAGCAATAAAAGCGCTCAAACGCTCGCTGCCCGCTTCTGGATCGCCCTCAAACCAGCTTAAACCGTGCTGGCCTATTATCTCAGCATCAACAACGGCAGCCCTGCCGTTTGGCGTTTCTGTAAGGGCAACAGCCCTGTCCTTTAGTAGTCGCTGCAAATCATGCAGCATTTCGCCCGCATTCATGTTCTATCTCCTCATCTTCTGTTAATTGGCGCCAGCCGCGCCCATCGCAGTCAAGGCAACCGCGCAGTTCGCCAAAGCGCTCAACGCAGCTTTCGCACTCTGCAACGGTTTCCCAACCTATATCGGCGTGTCTGTAAAGCTTTAGCAGCGCAGGCATTAGCTAATCAGCCAAGCAAACGCCTGCCAAAAATAGCTATCTTTGCCACCAATCATGCTGATTGCAATCGGGCAAAGCACACCGCCAAACAGCGCAAGTTCAATAAAAAAGCCTTTTGTTTCGTTATTCATATCAACCTCCTGTTTTATTACTCTGAGGCATATTATGCGCATTATTTGTCATTATCAACAATAAAACGCTGATTTATGCGCATATGCTTGCAAGTGGGGGCGGAAGGTGATATGGTCTAGGCAGAATAAAATCATTCCCTAAAATATAAATGAGACAACTCGATGCGAGACCTCGATGTGGTATGGCATGGCGTTACAGCGCTGACGCCATACGCCAGAAACAGCCGGACGCATTCCGATGAGCAAGTGGCGCAAGTTGCCGCCTCTATAAAGGAATTCGGCTGGACAAACCCTATCCTGATCGATGAAGGCAAAAGCATCATCGCCGGTCATGGGCGCCTGCAAGCTGCGCAGCGGCTTGGCGAAGATAAGGTGCCAACAATAACGCTGACAGGCCTAACTGATGCGCAGAAGCGCGCTTATGTCATAGCTGACAACAAGCTGGCGCTGAACGCTGGTTGGGATGAGGAAATGCTAAAGATCGAAGTCAACGATCTTTTGGGCGAAGGGTTCGATATTGATCTGATAGGTTTTGACCCTGCGGAGATAGATGCGCTTCTTGACCATAACGATGAAAATGAAGTCACTGATACGGCTGTCAAAGGCTCGCTATCGGATCGCTTTGGTGTGCCGCCATTCAGCGTCATGTCAGCCCGCGAAGGCTGGTGGCAAAACCGCAAGCGCGGCTGGCTGGCATTAGGCATCAAGAGCGAACTAGGGCGCGGCGATAACGCTGCGCCAAGCGGAAGCGCAAGGCCTGCAACAGATTACAGCAAGAGCAAAGCTAGAGGCGATGGACATGGCAGGGCTATGCCGGAATCTATGCTTGGCAAGACATACGGCGGTCAAGATAGGCTGAACGCTCTAATGGGCGGCAAGCCTGATGATATGAACGCCACAAGCATTTTTGACCCTGTTCTTTGCGAACTTGGTTATAGCTGGTTCAGCCCTAAAGATGGCGTCATTTTAGACCCATTCGCAGGCGGTTCCGTTAGGGGCGTTGTTGCTTCTAAGCTTGGCCGACAATATGTGGGCATTGAGTTACGCGCTGAACAGGTTGAAGCTAACCGGCAGCAAGGCGATGATATTTGCGATGATCCGATGCCGGTATGGCATACAGGCGACAGCCGCAATATTGGCAAGCTTGCTGAAGGCATACAAGCTGACCTGATATATAGCTGCCCGCCATATGCTGATCTTGAAGTTTATAGCGATGATCCTGCCGATCTATCAACGCTTGGTTATAATGAGTTCAAACAGGCCTATTTCGACATCATTAACGAAAGTTGCAAGCTGTTAAAAGACAACCGCTTTGCTTGCTTTGTTGTTGGCGAAGTCAGGGATAAGGCTGGTAATTATTACAACTTTGTCGGCGATACCATTGAGGCTTTCCGACAGGCTGGCTTGCATTACTATAATGAAGCTATCCTAGTCACTGCGGTTGGATCGCTGCCAGTAAGGGCAGGGCGCCAGTTTGCAGCTAGTCGCAAGCTAGGCAAGACGCATCAAAATGTCTTGGTATTTGTAAAGGGCGATGGCAAAAAAGCCGCAAATGAATGCGGCCTTGTTGAAGTCAATGTTCCTGATGCAGACGAGGACGCCGACTAAGCGTTGCAAATATGCGCATCGCGTCCCTGCGCTGTTACCGCATAGATCATAGTGCGGCCATCGTTTTGCTGGCGGCCATAATTAACGGCAGCATCAAAGCTGTCGAACTCTATACGCTTGAAGGTTTGCTGGATGCGGTTGCCGCGACATGCGGTAAAATAAGCCGCATTGTTAAAGCAATATTCTTCGTGCGGGTTGGTAAATTTAATATCAGTCATTTCGCTCTCCGTTGGTTATTTATCGAACATAATGAGTGACTTGCGGGTTCTCGAGAGGTTTCTCATGGCAAAAAGCAAAAAAACGCCGGAAGTTGTAAAAAACTTCCTGCAACGCATCAGTGAAGGGCGCAGCCATGCAAGCGTCTGCCGCGATGATGACATGCCTGATTGGGCGACTGTTTGGCGCTGGACTAAGGAAGACCCAAAATTTGCCGCCGCCTTCGCTGTCGCGAAGGAGGAAAGAGGAAACTATTACGGCGAAAAGGTTGCCGAAATTGCGCTGGCAGTATTGGCTGGCAAGATCAAAGACAGCAATGCTGCGCGCGTTGCAATAGATGGACTAAAGTGGACGGCTGCAAGGATGGCAAGCAAGAACTTTGGCGATAGGATGCAAGTCGAACATAGCGCAGAAAGCAGCTACGTTGACGCATTGCGGGCAGTAAGTGAACGCATTGAGGTTGATGGGTTGGGTAATGATAGCAAGCTATCGCAAGAAGTACGCGCGCGAAGCGGCGAGGATGCCGATCAGGGCGGGCTGGTTCACTAGCGCGTCAGGTTGTTAGCCTGACGGCAATTGGCTGTCAGCAAGGCTTGTGCGGCTATGGCGCTATGATGGCGCTATGGCAGGCGGAGTTTGCCGGATATTTCAGCCGTCTTTTTTGCTGATATATATTTTGACCCCCCCTCTAAAATCAGGCGGGGCAGGAATATTTTTAGCCCATCCGCACACACCCGAACCGACCCCCCCCTTAAACAAAAGGGCAACACCGGCACACGATGAGAAAAATTTTGGCAGACGCGCTTGTCCAACTATGCGCGTTGGGATTGGGGCGGGCATTTGACTGATATACAAGACACCATTCTAAAGCTTCGGAATGACCCTGTTTTATTTGTTGAGCAAGTTATCCAAGCCAAGCCGCAGGCATGGCAACGCGAGGCATTGCAGGCAATTGCAAAGCACGACAAGGTTGCGGTTAAAAGCGGTCACGGCGTTGGCAAAACGGCGTTTGAGGCATGGACAGTGCTTTGGTGGCTGCTAACGCATTATCCCTGCAAAGTGGCGGTTACGGCCAACACAGCGCACCAGCTAAACGATGTTCTTTGGACTGAGCTTGATAAATGGGCGCGCAAGCTGCCTGACGGCTTCAAGGACTTGCTAGAGTTTAAGACCGACAAGATAAGCCTAAAGGGCGCCAGCGACAGCTTTGCGGTTGCTAGAACCAGCCGCAGGGAAAACCCTGAGGCGCTGCAAGGCTTTCATAGCGAAAACATGCTTTTTATATGCGAGGAAGCATCTGGAATCCCCGATGTGGTTTTCCAAGTTGGCGAAGGCTCGCTGAGTACTAAAGGCGCGAAGGTTATAATGTGCGGGAACCCAACCCGCGCAGATGGTTATTTTTACGATGCTTTCCATAGCGATAGGGCGCAATGGCATTGCATCACAGTGAGTTGCGAAGATGCTGACACAGTTTCGGAAAAGTTTATCGGCGATATGTCGGCCAAATATGGCAGCGACAGCAACATCTATCGCGTCCGCGTTCTTGGCGAATTTCCGACCCAATCGGATGATGTTCTGGTGCCACTTCATTTGGTTGAAAGCGCGGTTAAGCGTGATATCGAGGCTGCGTCTAGCACGCCGATTGTTTGGGGCTTGGATGTCGCGCGATATGGATCAGATCGATCTGCCCTCGCGAAAAGACAAGGACAAGTTCTTCTAGAGCCAATTAAAACTTGGCAAAACAAAGATTTGATGACGCTGGCAGGGATTATTTTAAGTGAATACGACAACACCCGATATCAGGATCGGCCGACTCATATATATATTGACAGCATCGGCGTTGGCGCTGGCCTTGCTGACCGGCTAAAGGAATTGGATTTGCCGGCTTATGGCATTGCCGTTTCTGAAAGCCCTAGCCTAAAAGACAAATTTATGCGGCTGCGCGATGAGTTATTTTGGAACGCCCGCGAATGGTTTGAGGCGCGCGACTGCCATATTGA